CTGATTCGCTTAATTTAAATATTTGTGGATTTAGATCTAATTCATTAGCTATCCAAATTTCTACGCCTCTGGGTCTAATTCCTGTTCTTTCCCAATAAGCTACTACATAAGCTGAAGCTTGTATGAAATAGTCTTGGATCCATCGTTCTTCTTTTGGCTTTCTAGAATTTTTATAGTCGATAACTATAATTGTTTCATCCATCATCTCTGACACATTATCGACCGTGCCTGCATATCCACCGGCTTTAACTGACCACAAGAATTTTTCTGCGGCTAAAACCTTTTTAACTCTATCAAAAAAGTAACTTGAATTGTTGTAGAACTTCATAAAGAATTCAAAGCCTTGATCTATATAAGTTTGCTCAAAGTCTGTGATTTCTTTATCGTTTAACATCAGTGTTTTTAACATGGCTAATTTGTCTTCTTTAGAACCTTTAAGTGGTTTATAAAGCTCAATTAGTCGGTGCATGACTGTACCTCTATTCATGGAATTGGTAGAAATGCGATTGGCTTCTTCTTCGCCAACCTTGGCTTTCCATTTGTCTAAACCTGATTTATCGGATGTTTGACCAAGAATAGCGGTCACTGAAGGAAATGTGCCTAGAATTTTAGAGCCTTGACTGACTTGATAATGTCTAATGCCATCAATCTCAACTCTTTTAATCTTTTCTTTCATTAAGCAGTAAATTGTTGTACTGATGCTATTACCCAAGCCCAAGGTACAAATTTAAATGCTAACCAAGTAACGCATGCTACAATAACTGTTATAGCTGTACTTGTAATAAATTCACCGACGTCTACGTAATCTCTTTCTGGCCAAAGAATGATCAAATAAGAAGCAGAACCTTCGATTTTTTCAATTTCAGGAAATGAACTATCAGCCATTCCGTATTTCATTAAGATGTTTGTTAAAGGACCTAATTGACCTAAAACATATGATTGCTGCATCAATTCTGGTTGAGCTAACAACTCTTCTTTTAGATTGATAACTGTGTAGATTCTACCTAAATTATCAACTCTTAAACCTTCTGATTCTAATTCAGTTTTTAAAGATAATGCAGCTTTGCGGTATTTGTAAAGTAGTCTTAACTCTCTAAGAAAGTTGTACCAATATGAGAAAATGTTAAGCATATAAAATATATTTTAGTTGTTATATTTATTTAAGTCAATTTGTTTCATCTAAAAAAGAAAAGGGAACCATGTGCACGGGTTCCCTTTTAACTTTGGTGATGCGCTACAGTTTTGCATCTTGCCTTACGAGTTTTCATTCGATACTGGGAACGGGCGATCGATCACCAAAGCAGTACAGTTGTTCAAAGATAATCACTGTCAAACTTGATTCTTATTACCTTATCTTGTTTCTTTTAAGATTTAACAAGTCTGCTGAATCCACGCCACGCTAAAAAATCTACTGGAGCAGCAACGCAGAATCGAACTGCGATATCCGCCTTGGCAAGGCGGTGTGATAACCGTTATACCATTGCTGCGTTTTGGGTTGGATCAGAGGCCTTCTGCCAACCGGGACCTTGTCGTTAACTTTCGCCAGAGCGGACCAAGACACACTTTTAATTTATCAGGATGGGCTTTTGTACGTGCTCTACCAACTGAGCTACTCTGAACGTGCCACTTAAGGCGGTGTTCAAAGGCCGGGTTCGAACCGACGACCACGAGGTTAACAGCCTAATTTGTATGTGTTGCTGGAACCATCCTTTATAAAATAATTTAACGGAATACGCATTTGGTTTGAGTAAAAGTCAAAGTTTGGTAAGCTTGCTGTAGGTATTCCAATAATTTTCAGGTTTCTGTTTTTTCTGACTAGCGTGTCTACCAATTTCACCACTCTCCAATTATTTTAAAATTTGTTGGAGAGGTAGGACTCGAACCTACACATCTTTCGATACCAGTTCCTATAGAATTTTAATTGCTGTAAGAAACCTTTAATGATTTATTTTACAGTTACAGTGTCAACACTAACTGTGTCTACTTGCGTAGAATCAACTTGAACTGCTGTAGAATCAGTAGTTTCAGTTTTTGAAGTTGCTCCATTACCACAAGAAGCGATTGAGATTGTTGCTACGATAGCTGCGATTGCGAAAAATACTTTTTTCATTTTGTGTTTGTTTAGTTTTAAAATTTAATTGTAAAGTTTATACTCAATAAAGAGTGTTTGTTTCAAAAAAAATTAAGCTTCTTTGTTTTTCTCTGAAACTTCAGTACGAACTGCTTGCGCTAATGCTTTGATTTCTTGCATTGCTTTACGAACTCTAGTTCCAGCTGCTTTGTTTCCTTTTTCGAAAAATTTAGTTGCGTCTTCTTTGATTGAGTTAAGAATCTCTTCGATCTGATTTAAATTTTGCATGTTGTTTAATTTTTTAATTAATGATTATACTTATTAAATAAAAAAGGTTTCATCGTTAAATGAAACCTTTTCAGTGGAGCTACCCAGATTCGAACCTTATTTATATTTTTTATCCCATTTGTCAATTTTTATTAATAATTCTTCGATTGTAATAGATGAATTAGAATGTTTGGAAATATTATCATTATGTCTCATTAATATACAATTTGCAGGATGACTTAAAATTTTTGGGTCAATATTGTTAATTAATCCCATTTTACAGCTATATGCATGATCTCTGCTAATACCATTTAAATTACATCCTCTGTTTGCAGCTGAATAAAACCCGTATTTTTTTATCAATTCTAAATCAAATTCTTCAGGATAGTCAAAAATATTAAAATTAAACGAGGCTTCTAATCTATAATTACGAAGATCTGTTCTATCTTTTTTTCTATAATTAGAATAGCATTCATTAGAACAATATAATTTTTCTTTGCTGTGTTCAAACTGCTTATTACAATTTTTACATGTACAAAGTTTAAATTCTTTTTTTAACGAATCTGCTATCTTTTGTTTAGTTTCAGTAGACAAAGATCCTCTTGAATTAGCACAAGATCTAGAACAGAAGTTTTTTTCTTTCTTTTTGCCAGTTCTATATTCTATCGAAAAAGTCTTATTACATTTTAAATTAGAACATATGACATTTTCAGTGATAATTTTACCGTGTTTATCGGCGTAAGCTTCTTTTAATATACCAGATGCTTTATTTTTATAAAAAGTTTGATCTCTGTGTTTCCATCGTACATGATTAGCTTTGATCTTTTTATTTATAAATAATTCTCCGCACTCTTCGCATTTTATTATTTCTTCCATATTCTATATATCTATTAAATGTGGAGAATATAGCAATCGAGCCCTATTAATATAAATAAAAAAGACTTACAAATTAATGTAAGTCTTTTAGTGGAGCTGCCCGGTTACGATCCGAGAACTACAGAATGCAAATCTGTGATGATAGCCAATTTCACCACAGCCCCGAGAGAGTTAGGACCTGAGACTTCTGCTATCTAGAATTTCTGCTGCTCCGTCCATACTCTTAAATTTTAAAAAACAGGATGCTATGTTTTGCTTTTCCATATAAAGTTTTGTAAATTTGCTGGAAGCATCCTAATATGTTAATTATCGTCCAGTGTCTGAACCGTAACCTGAATTTCCAAGATCTGGTCCAACATAAGAACCTCCACCGTAAGAAGAACCTCCGCTATTTGGTTTATTTCCACCTTTTTTATTTTTACCTTTAAAGATAAAATATGCAACTGCTGCTACTGCGATAATAATGATTGCTACTGTCATGGTTTATAAATATTTTTGTTATTAATATAATTTATATATCTAAGTTTATTTTTGTTTCAAATTATTTTTCAACCATTTGATTGGCATTATTTCTGGATAGCTTTGCATTGGTCCTTCCCTTCTTTCAGGGTGCCATTGTACACCTAAATAACTATCTTCTTTTCCAATAAAAGCTTCTACTAAACCATCTAATGCAACATGCGTTGCCTTTAAATCATCGCTTAGATATGAACAATATTGATGATGACGTGAATTAACCATATAAACTTCTCTGGTTTCTATGTCTTTAATCCAATGATAATGCGATTGTTTTTTATTATGATTATCATCACTTTTAAAATCATCAGCTTGGTGTCCTTCGACTAATAGTTCATCAATGTCTTTGACATCTCCACCTAAAAAGAAATTTAGGATCTGCATACCTCTACAAACACCTAAAATTGGCAATCTTTGTTTTACAGCTTGACTTATTAATTTAATTTCAAAGGCATCTCTTTTTAAATTAGCGCCTAAATCTGGGCCTCCACATAAAACTAAAGCGCCTTCAATTAAATCATCTGTGTTTAAGATTTTAACTTCAAAATCCTCACTTAACCATCTTAAATAGTTTCTTAATTCTATTTTACTTTTTGGTGGTGCGAGGCTTATTTTGGGTTTTGACATCTTTGGTTTCTTTGATTACAACAGCTCTGATTCTATCAAATAATTTTTCTAAATCTTCAGCTGAATCTACTGACCATTTCTTTGTCTTTAAAATAAAGAAACATTCATTATCTCTATCTATCCCCAAACTTGAGACAGCTTCTATTTCTAGAAATTCATATTCATCTTCGCCAGATAAACAGTTAGCATCTTGTGAAAATTTAAATGCTGCTTCTTCTAATAATGTACCTTGTTCTTCCATCTTAATTTATTTTTGAATTGGTTTTTCAATCACTCTTAAATACGATTCTGTATCATCTAAGCACGTTTCACAATAAGGCGAATAATATTCATCATGATCATGATCTACACCTCTGTGCTTTTTTCTAGCTACTGTGTACATTTCATTTGCTGAAAATTCTTCTAAACAATTTGAACAAACTTTGGTTGATGTGCTTCTTTTTTTCATAGCTTAAAAATTTCTTTCAGTTTCATAAATTGCTTTAACCGTTGGAAATCTTAAACTAATTCCACCATTTTGATTGTGTGATTCTTCAAAGTATTGAACTGTGATTTGTTTACCAAGAATCAACTCAGGATTTTCTTTGTATAATCTTCGTTGTTCAAGATTAAATCCAGATCCAACATCAACTCTGTAACCTTTGTGTTCTATAACAACATTACGCATTACATCTTCTTCAACTTCTTTACCATCTACAATTACTCTAAATGGTCCATTTTGAATATCAACGACTACGTATTCTGCGTCATAGAATTGTTTTACTTTTAAAACATCATTGCTACGTTTACCTTGATATGCAGCATCTTTACGCAACATTAAACCTTCCCAGCTATTTTCTTTAGCTAAACCGATATAATGCGTTAACATTCTCTCGTCAATTAATAATTTTTGCTCTAAATAACCAATGTTTTTAAATTCTCTTTCAAAGAAAAGATTGTCTAATTGAACATTTCTAATTGAAAATGGTGTAGTTCCTTCTTTGTTAACAAATTCTTCTAATGTCAAAATGTCAAACATGTAAAAGAAAGGATTCTCGATTGTGTGATCTTTGCGTTTGATTTCTTTAATGATACCTTGGAAATTCTCATTACCATTCTCGTCTAACATACAAATCTCACCATCAATGACTGTGTTTTTAAGACCTAATGAAATGATCTCAGCATCTAAATTCTTAAGAGTTAGAAATTCATTTCCAGCTCTTGAAAAGTATTTAGGTTCACCATTCTCATCAATGATACAAATACAACGACATCCATCTAATTTACGACTCACATACCAATTATCTTCGTTAAAGTTAACTTTTTTGGCCATTTTCTCATCAAAAGAATTAGCTAAAGCCACATCAAATGTTGGAATCAGTCCAGGAATCACTTTGTTAATCATAGACGCAGTCGATCTTGTCTTTAAGTTTCTGTCTATGATAGAGAATATAAGGTCCTCGTGTCTCTTATTCGCAGCGACAAAGCCATTTACTGCACTAATTGCATTGTGACCAGTTAGATACCTAGAATTCAGATCATTTAATATGTCAAACAAAGAAGAATAACCATAACTTGAAAGATGACTAAGCTTCTTACAATTTTCTGAGGTTACACCATACTGTTTAAACGTATTGTACGTGTATTCTAATGCTTTTCGAACTGACTCATTATCTGCATATTTTTTTAACACATTTAACTTGTCTGTGTTTGAATTGGTAGAATTTTGAGCATCTACAAACTCTTGTATTTCGTCTAAGTACATAACTTTTATTTTTTTAAAGATTCAATTCCGTGTTTTTTAATAAACTCTTGATATGGAATATATTCAATTTCATTATCATCTGTCCAAAGAACTTCTACAAAATCTCTAGTAACTTTTAATATTTTCATGTTCTGTTTGTTTTTAATTACTCTGTAAATATACACAAAAAAGCCCAAACTAAAAAATCTGGGCTTAATTATTTTTAAAAGTTACGAACATTTTTATATAAATACAACTTCATTTGTCTCTGGATTCCAATCAAACGTAACTGGCTTGTTGACATAATCATATCTTTCATTTAAAATAGAAGCATTAAAGAAATGAGTTCCATTGTGAAATTTGTAGCCGTATCCTCCGTGAATATGGCCGAATACATGTATTTTCGGAGGTTGTTCATCTACTTTTTCTCTTAATAAGGCACAGCCTAAATGCGGTTCATTATATGGAGGTCCACTCATATCTAAATGATCTTGTGGTGGACCATGTGTAACTAAAATATCTGTATCTTTTGGTATTGCTTCCCACTTTGACATTAAACCAGGACCACCTTTCGGTAAGTTAAAAGCCCAACTATAAAATTCTGGTTGCCATGGACTACCATAGATTTTAACCATCTCTTCATCGTTAAATTGACCATTAAAACCAATTTTAGTCCAAGAGTCTTGTAAATATGTAATCCATTTATATGAATTAACAATTTCCATGGCTTCTTCTGGTTTATTCTCAAACATACGATCATGATTACCTGCAATAAATATCTTATGATCATATTGATTTAATCCATTAAACCATTTACAAAACTCTGTAATGTCTTCAGGATTTCTACCAGAATTCATTAAGTCTCCAGCATGAATTAATATATCTCCACCCGGAAGATCTGTTTCATCCAACAACAATTCTAATTGTTTAGTGTGAGTGTCAGAAATTAAGGTGATACGAATGGGTTTCATTAATCGTGAATTGTTTTAAAGGTTATAAATTCCATGGCTTTGTGAGCTTCGTGCAATCTTTTTAAAGCTGATTTTTCAGAAACTGCTCTACCAGATGGAGTCTTGATATGTGTAATACCTCTTTGATTTAAATCTTCAGTATTACCCCAAAGTAAATAGTATTCTGGTTTTATTTGACCAGATCTCCATTGTTTTAATTCAAAGTACTTAAATTTATCACTCCATCGATCTTCAACGGGCTTCATAAAACACTTTACTAAAGCTACTCTTTTACCTGTACCTTTATAATCTTCAGCTCTTTCTATTTCAAGTAAGACTTGAATTTGACCTAATGTGTCATGTTGGATTATGTTCTTCATGTTATTTTATACTTAAAGTTTTACGATAGTTTACAGTTGCACGACAAATAATATCCATGCGTTTTTCTGGATCCATTTCTAAGATACGTTCTGTACACTCTACGAATTTACCAGGAAACCAAGTTAATTCATGTTTAACCATTCTGGTTTTATTTAACTGATAAATTGTAAATAATTTTTTACCGGTTCTCCAAGAACGTGTTGAATATTTACGACGGACATAACCACTTTCATAACTCATGTAATCTACATTAGTCAATGGATCATGATAACATACTGTACCATTATTTGCTTGAATTTGGCTAGTTACTTCAATTAATCTAAGTGCTTGTGTCTTTGTCATAGTTTTATCTTTTAATTACTCTGTAAATATACAAAATACTTTTGATATAAAAAAATATTTAAGCAATTATTTTTTATTTTTTTTACGCTTGTATAAGCGTTTTAATTTAGTTGCATCTATTTTTTCATGATGACTTACGTGACTAAAAGCAACTAAAATAAATGTAATGCATAAAGCTCCAACCGATATTAATATTACTTCCATATTACATTTCTACTAATTGGTTAACAATCATTTTAACTGTTCCGATATCTGCACGTCCTTGATATTTCTTATTGAATTCTCCAATAGTTTTACCAACAAGAGCTTGTGGATTTTTAATAGTCACCAAAAACCCCGTAGAAGTTCTTTAAGTGCTAACGTAATTTCTTGTTCGCTCATCTGCGCAGGCATGTATTTTTTCAAGATGCTAATTTCATCCTGTTCTTTGGCAACCAATTCAGGTCTATTTGCCAAATCATACATTTTAATAGATTCCTCACGTTGCTTGATTCCTTTATTAATGATTTTAATAACCTCTTCGTTTGTTGCAACCCATGTGCCATTATTCTTTTCAGCATTTGTAATTGCTGCTTTAATGCTACTTAACGTAGATTTTGCAGTTTCATCCTTTACTTTCATCGCAGTTATAAAATCTGCGTTTATTTGTTCTCTGATTGTCATTTTATTTCTTTTTTGGTTAAACCACCATTTTTAATTGTAAACGTTTCCATTATATGTTCATCATAATCACCTGCTATAATAGCTCTATTCTGATCTGATTGCTCAATTAAAGAATACATTTCATTTTCATTGTAAAACTGAGATTGATAACTAATGAATAATTCTCTTAATGTTTCAATTGGAATGTTTTTCATAATCCCTTTTCTTTTTTGTATATTTCTAAAACTGCTTTAATTCCAATCCATTTACCATTAAATGTTGATATTAAAGTATCTGATGCACTTGACTGAAGCCATTCTGCAAAACCTATTGCAAATTCATCTGCGACTTTTTCACACTCTACTGCATTATCTTCTCTTTGATATTGCCTTTCCATTGAATTGTTACCATCACAAAAATAAGTAAATGGTTCAAATTTCTCTCTAAGCTTCATGATTACCAATCGCTTGAACTTGAACCACTCGAGTCATATGAAGAGCCTGAGTCATAAGAACTCGACGAATCATATGAATCTGAACTACTTGAAGAGCTATCATCCCAGCTTCCGCCAGAACCTCCACCAGAGAAATCACCACCTCCAAATCCTCCATCAAATCCAGAATCTGAAGAATCTGAGTTTAAATTCGAGGCATCTTTACTCATAGCATCTCCGACAATTGCTCCAAAAATATCTCCACCAACTAAGGCTCCGACGACTGTAGAATCTGTAACTGCAGCAGCTGCCATCGAAGTTAAGAAACTCGATTCATCTTCTCTAGCTTTTTTAAGGGAACGTTCATAGATTTCATCGCGACGAATGCGCTCTGCTTCTACGATTTCTCTTATACGTTTTTGTTTTGCAATCGCAAACTCTGTATAAGGAATAGAAGCATTTACATTTTCTTCTACTTCTTTAATTCCGAATAATCTTTTAATCCAATTCATATTATTTAATTTTTTCTAATTCCTGTTACCATGATCCACTTAAATTCTCCATTCTTTTTGAATGTATGCTGAATAAATGTTACTTCATATGTTTTAAAGCCACTATCACTTTCCATTGTTATGGATTCATCAATTAATGGTTTTTCAACTTCAATTTTAATCTGTTCAATATACATTGGTTTCAATTCATCTAATGCTTCTTCTAACATTTCAGCGAAGCAAGTACCACCATTATAGAATTGTCCTATAAATGAAAGACTTCCATCACTATTTCTGTTAAGTTTCATGAAGTATTCTTCATCAGAACATTCTTCATGGTCAATGACTCTGTAAAGATTCTCACCATGAATAAAATACTCTTCGTCTTGAACGCTTCCGATTTTACCTTTATATTCATCAAAGGCATCTCTAAAATCTTCTTGCCAATCTTCGCCTAATTCGATATGTCTACGAACTGCGATAGCTCTACAAGTTTCTTCTAAACTTTTCTCAATTTTAACCGGATAAAGTTTTCCTGTGTGAAATTCTGTTTGACTCATTATTCTTCGTCTCTTTGAATAAACCCGGTTACTACTGCTATTACAAAAAATGGAACCGTAATGGCATAAAATTGCCAAGTCATGAATGTTATATGGCCAAAATGTGCCAAAGAAAAACCTAACCATAAAGGTGCTATTGCTTTATATGCTTTCATCCTTATTGTTTATAAATTACTACTGACACTTTCATGTCCTTTAACTCTGTTTGAATAATCTTCTTAATTCTGTTCCAATCTCCACCTGCTAATCCTGCTCCAATCTTTGGCAATCCAATATGCTTACCACTAAATCTATGATTGATTTTACGCATACAAAGAGTCAATGCTTCGTAGTCTAATGGTTTTGAAACTCCATCAGCATGATTCTTACCATAACTAAATTGAGTGTATGAATTAACAACAAATGGTATTGCTCCATCTCTTTCAATAAGCCATTCTATTTGCCCTAGTTTGTTAATGTCACCCTTACGAGTAAATGATTCAAGCGGATATTGGTCAACTCCAAATGCTTTTGCCATTTGTGGAGCTATTCCAGCTCCCATATTTGACATACAATTACAACCATGTGTAATTACGTCAAACATGCCCTGTTTTGCTAGCGCAATTAAATCACCTTCTATTTCTTGATACATCTTATGCTAATCTAAATTGTTTTAAAAACTCTCTTAAGAATACAATTCTTTGTGATTCTCTTTCTACGACGCTGAATTTCATCAGCCAATCGTGATATTGTTCGCCAATACATCTGCCGCCCATTTTATCTTCTGTAATATCTCCACCGTCCCAATCTGGCCAAAGCTTTTTGTCCCATACTCGATCATCAACTAAGAAAACTACCGCAGTTAATTGGTCACCTAAATCTGGTTCAAAAAAACTACTGAATTGAACACCTTCATCATGCAATAATTGTCTGTGGTTGTTTAATGAACCAAGATGATTACCGTTATCGATGTTATAACTTTTGTTTGTTGTACCTCCATTTAAAATGATAAAAGTTTTGTCTTCTTTTGCCCATTTTTGGTATTCTGTGGTATTTCCAAATTCTAATCCATATTCAACAACAGCATGGCCGAATTGAATGCCTTGTTGAATTGGACTTATGTTATACGGGACTAGTCCCATCATTCTATAAGTTCTACTGCTCGTCATCGGTTGATTCAGTTTCTGTAGATTCTTCTACGCGAACTTCTACTGATTGCAACTCATATCTTGAGCCTAAAATTGGATCTTGTACCAGGACTACTCTGTCTACTATTTCCGTTTTGATTTGATTTTCTTTACTCATCTTATATTAATTTTAAAAATTTTAATTCTTCTACTGCTGCTTCAAACGCTTCTTGCCATGTTCGATATAAATACCATTCTCTGACTTGAATCAATTCGTAATTTCCAAAGTGTTCATATTTGTATATGTCGAATGCATATTTTGGAGCACTTGTTTGATCTAAACCAATTTCTACAACGAAGCCTAACGTGGCTAATGAATCTATCGTGTACATTAGAATATGTTAAATGTTGTTGTGTTTGTTTTTTCTTCGTATTCATTATCAGCAACATCTCTATAAGAATTTGTAGTGTAAATACCTTCAAAATGCTGAGCTAATTCTTTGAAACCAGCACTAAAAATACCATGCGTTACGATTAAATAAACTTTAGCCGTTGGTCTGCTTCCTTTAATAGCCTTTGCTAATTCAATGAAAGTTCTACCACCATCACAAATATCATCTATGATTGCGTATTTTATATCGTTGTGTTGGTCTAATGTTGGAATCTCAGTTCTAAGAATCTTACTGGTTTTAATATCTCGTACTTTAGAAGCTGTGATAATATTATCAATCTTAAATTCTTTAGCAACATCAAAGATCTTTTTATAAGCGCCTGCGTCTGGGCTTACTAGACAGATTCGACTTTGTGCTCCATCTTTGTTATCGATCTTTGTTAAAGCATCTTTAACTAAACGATGGTTATTATGCTTGTGATAGTTATTCAAACAAGCTTCTAACACATCTGAGTGAGGATCTAAGACTGTCACTCTTGAAAAGTTTTGTGCATTGATGATTGGGCAAATAACTGTTTTAAGATAGTTACTAGTGCCAGCTTCAAATTTACGATCAGAACGTGCTCCTAAGAAATAAGGCACATTTAACTTAACGTTTTCAACATAAGAGAATTCTCTTAGTGCTTGATTAGCTGAGATAATAATTTCTAAATCCTTAAATGAATTTAACCTACTTGTAATACTTACTGTAATTTTGTTAGGTAAATCTGCATCAACCATATCTAATGTGATTGATTGTTGTCCATCTGGAAATCTAGAGATTTTATATTTAATATCTGAATTTTCTAAGTCAACTAAGTTTAATTTCTGTATCATGATATGTTGTTTTTAATTATATGTAAATATACACAAAAGTTTTGAGATAAAAAAATATAATGTTAATTATTTTTAATAATATGATCGACCTCCAGAAGTTCCTAGATTTCCAGCATTTCCTGAAGTTCCATTCGTATTTTCTGAATTAAAATTTAAAACCGATACTCTTGCAGCAACTCTAGTTCCCATTGCGGTATCTTCAATTGACCATTCGAATAGATCGCTTCTCATGATTTCATCACAGATTTCTCGTTTGATTCCCATCTTCACAGTGTCTAACGCAAATTGAGAGTCAATCTTACCATACATTCTTTCGTATTGTGACATTATCTTTTCAGATCTTATAGTCACTGGATGTCCATGTTTGGTATTGTATATGGTTCCGACGTGATACGTGTCATTCTTGCTTTTTATAAAAGCACTGAATGGAAATAAAATACCAAGCACTCTTTTAAGAGCTTCAATTGCTGGTTTAAAATCTAACTTTTTGTCTAAAAATGATGCCATAATTAACTTCTATAAATACATTCTTTGTTTTTGTAAATACTTAATACACTTCCTTGGCCATGTGTGATTGCAAATTGATAACCAAAGTAATCATAGATCCCTGAAGGAAAGCTTTCAGTCAAGCCATCAATTGGATCAATTTCATTTCCTTCACTCGATGCAAGTTCCCATAACAAATTAGTAACGTGTAAAGGTCTTTCAGAATAAGTCTTATAATGACGTGCATCATAAATCTCTTGCTTTTTAAGAACTCTTTGCATTATCTGATCAAATTCTTTAGCATTAGTAAAATGATCTTTAATTCTTTGGGCTCTTGCTCTTTCAATGGCGTCCTTTTTGGCAAGCTTCTCAAAGTATTCTTCCATTGATTTTTGGCCTGCTGGACTTTTCATCCATTCTAGTACGTCTTTCATAACTTATATTTTAAATCGTTTCATTACCTTTAGTCTGTCAATTTCAAAACCCATAATTTCTAATTCTTTTGTGTCAAATATAACCTCATTGGTTTTGGAGTCCATCATTACCCTATCATATTCTCCAGTTTCTTTATTTCTTGTAACAAAGCAAAAAATATTCTTTAAAGCATCTTTATTAAGACCATTATCACTTTGAGCATATTGTGTAGAGATTTTGTCGTGAAACCACTCGTGCGTTTCAGACTCAAAATATAAACCATCAATTTCTAAGAATTCGTTTTTATTCGTCATCTTCATTTGAATATGTTGGTGTAAATACTAATGCCCATAATGGCCATCCGGACTTTGTAAAATAACATGCAAATCCGATTAAACTAAAGAATGTAATGTAAATTAATGCTATTGAAAAGTGTTTCATAATTTTATTTGTTTATGATTACGTGAAATTTTTTGTCTGAGCCTAAGATTAAATCATCAACATATGTCTGAGCTGCTTCATTTGAATCAAAGTACATTCGTAAATTATGCTTGTAACTTAAATAAATAGAAACATTCGCTTTGTTACGAATACGAAATGGTAATACTTTGAGCCACTCATACTCTTCAAAATACTCTGAAGTTTTTCTGTCCCATGGATATCGATCTGTACCATCTTCTCTGATGTAGTCATTCCAACCTGCTGGAATTTCAGGTTCCATGCCATATTTAAATCCTAAGAATGTTTTAGGACGAGCTGGAATTGAATCCATCCATCTATATGATGTTTCTGTTTCATGTGTTAGAGTAATTGACTCTATTTTGTCTAATTCGAAATAATGTTTTTTCATCTTAATAAGTATTAGTGATTTGACTTGTTAATATTCTTGAATCATCTTCTTGTGATTCGATTCCTAAAGAAATTGATTTACCATAAGCAATTACTTTGATGATGGTTTCTCCGTAACTATCAACTTCTGTTGTAAATCTTACGAATCCTGCACCTGTTGCTTTTTCATTGTAACCAACCATATCTTTGTGTTGGATCGCTGCTGAGAATATGATTGCACATCCATCAACGATTACGTATTTTGCTGGACTTAACATTACTTAACTTCTATAATGTTAGGATATTCGCTTGCCCATCCAATGCGGTAACCTGAAGTTTTGATTGTATACGTAGAATCTTGTTTAAGTTTTCCATATACATCACTTGAATAATAGTTACCACGTAACATATCATCTTCTAATTTGAATGTACCTTTATCAGTATATACAACATAGAATGACGTAATTGTTTTTCCAGTTTGTTCTGTGATACGTTCTTTACCTTCTACTTTTACAGTATGAGTTTCGACGTGGTTGTAAGCTTTAACATTAACATAAATTGCTGCAATGATTAAAGCTGCGATTAATGCAAAAAATAATTTAATTGATGTGTTCATAATTTCTTTGTTTTAATTAGATATGTAAATATACAAAATACTTTTGATATAAAAAAATATTTAAGCGATTATTTTTAATATTTAATACAAAATACTGGTTTTTCAGCATTTTTGGCCATGTCCATTGTCATTTTGGTTCCCTTGGAAATGCCATCCCAAAATGCAATTATTATATCGCTAGCCTCTACGATTTTAATGTTTCTAAGTGCGGCTGCTCTCTTTCCTAAAGACCAATCTGGTTTATAAATGATTGTTTTAATTTCATTAGATTTAGCCCATTTTTCAGCAAGAGAATCGGCGCCTTTAGCTCCACCGCTTACAATACAATCTACTCTAGTTTTAAGTTTATCGAGAGTAGAGCACACCAAATCATAATCATTGAAGTATCTTGTGCCTATTACACCAACTCTCATATTACAATGATTTAAAATAATCTTTAATTCGTTCTACTATAGTTGGTTTATCTTTTAAACAATCAAGAGGAGCGTACTCATTCAAAAACAATCTTTTCTTAACATCTGACAAAGAATCAAAGTTTTGCCAATTTGAAATCATATCAGCCATTTCACAGATACCAGCTTCACGTGCTCTTGCAGTAAGTATATTATAAAATTGCTCAGGAGCTAATAATGTATATTCGTTTAATGTATCAATCTTAGGTTGATTTGCTTGTCTTTGGCCTCCTTTTTTATTTAAAAGATTTGCCGCTATAATTGCACTGTATGGAAACATAATTTCTTTGTTTTAATTAGATATGTAAATATACCAAATCTTTTTGATATAAAAAAATATTTAGCTACTTATTTTAAGTATTTTCTAATAAATTTTGATTCTCTTTTATTCAAGACTAAAACATACTGAGTTCCACCTTTAGTTTGATAAACTTGATATCTTTGCCCATTTTCAAAATGCCACTCGTTTGTGTAGCTATAATCTTTGATCGATTCTTCTGCTGATTTACATGAAAATAAAACGAGAGCTAATAATATTAATATGACTTTCATTACGCTTGTTCTTTATAAGTGTTAATTAATTCACCAACTCTAGTTAAAATTGATCTTTGTGAATTACCTTCTTTTGCTTTAACATCTAAACTTCTAACTGAATTTTGCAAATATTGTAATTGAGTCAATAAGTTTCCAATGGTTGCATCGCTTACTTTCTTTTGAGATTGTTTTGCAATATGAAAACTAATTAAGTCTTCTAATTTCTTACGATTATCGTTCATTCTGTCGATACAATTCTCGTAAGTTGAAATAATAGAAAGACTTGCAGTTTTATCGAAATCTTCCATTCCACTAACATAAGAACCACCGATTTTAACAAATCTCAAACCAGAATGTGTAGGAATATCGATTCTACTCTTGTCAATTCCATAACTTGCACAAACTTCGAAGAATAATTCATTGTTGTTTGGTGTAAATTTACAATTAGTTTCAAGGATATGTTTAGCATCCATTGAGTGTAATGGAACAATGTTCTTATAAGCACTTACTGGATATTCAATGATCTCGATTTCCATGTTATGAATCTCTTCAACACTTTCATAAATTGCTTTATAAGTTCTAAAGAAACGTACAGCAAATACTTCATCTTCTAATGTAGCATAATCATATTGCTCAGAATCTTCATCATATTCTCGAGTCGAATTGATCTTTTCAAGAATTTTATTATATTCAGTTAAACCAATCGTAGTCATGTCTTCTGTGTTATCATAACCGATTAACTTTCGAATAGTATTTTTGTATATGATAGTTTCTGGTTTCTCAGAAATTGTAACTAACTCTGCTCCATTTGAAGTACCTCTCAAGGCATCTACTAATGGTTTCCCGTTAACAATAAGAGTTTTGTTATAGATAGTTTTAACTACATATAAACCAGTTTGAGAATCATAACCTACTTTAATTGAATTTTCCATGTTGTTTATCTTTTAATTACTCTGTAAATATACGAAAAAAAGCCCAAACTAAAAAATCTGGGCTTAATTATTTTTCAAAAAGTTACGAACAATTTAATCCCACCAGCCCTGCATACCAGAACCATCGAACCAGTTATCGTAATTTTTAGGATCATTACGTTCTTCTTCGCTTAAACTGTCGTGATATTCTTTGTAATTTTTACCTTTGAAGATTTCCCATAGTTCATTCCACTCTTGCTCTTCTAGCTCGTGTGTTCTATCATAAACCTTACGATTATGCTCTTTTTCTTCATCAGTTTCATTATCAACTAATCTGTAAAGCTTTTCGTTTTTTTCACCAAATGGATTGTCAGTTGTATCGCCAGTTTCTTCGAATTCCCACTCATGATGCATGATTTCACCTAATTCAGCTTCAGCCATTTCAATGTAATTATCTTCATTGATATTCTTAAGAATCTGAATAGCTCGTTGCATCTTTGCAATCTTTTTACCTCGAGATTCAAAAACTTCCATACCATCGTGCATTTTACTTTCCATTATTTCTAATGAAGTTTGTAAAGCTTCTAATGTATAACGATAGTCCCACCATCTATGATTCCATAAGACTTTACGAAATCTATAAATATTTTTTAAAAAGGCTGGGATGTTATATCTTACTGTTTCATAAGTTTTATACCACCAAGTTTGATGCATGATTAATCTTTTAATTGAATCACCGAATGTATCTGCAAATTTTACTTCCATAATAATAACGTTTAGTCATTATATTCGATAAATAGTAAAAGTTTCTAAAAATAATCACAATCATGTATACAAGACAACAAATAGAAAAAGCAGTCAAAGCTAAAAAATATCTTTGGTTCAATTCCAATAAAGATTATGACGTGAATATTGTAGGTATTAGAAATTCTGGTACTGGTAAAAAAGTCACTAATGTCTTTGATGATTTTTTAACCATTTCATTTAGAATTGATGGAGTTTGGCAATTCTTTATTTGGAATGCAACCACAGAGCCAGGTAAAAAAGGAATGTTAGAAGGTGCAGCAAAAGGTGGTGTTGCAAGATTAGTCCCTAACCAATATAGAGGTGTTTGGAAAATTGACAAGCATCAAGGTAAATATGACGCTTTATGTCAACGTAACGGAGACGTTAAAGTTTATAGAGATGCTAATAAAGATTTAGTATTTGATGAAACTAAAACTGAAACAGGTGCATTTGGTATTAATATTCACAAAGCTGGTAGAGATTCCACTTGGGTAGAAAATTGGTCTGAAGGTTGTCAAGTCTTTAAAAGAGTCAAAGACTTTGATCAATTTATGCAGATATGTAAAATGGCTGCCAAAATTCATGGCAACCATTTTAGTTATACTTTAATAGAGTCTAAAGATATTATTTAGAAAAATAAAGAGCGGCTTCGGCCGTTCTTCTTTTTAAAAGGCCTTCTAGTATTTGTTTTTCACCAGCCTCGTCAATAAGACCATCATTATCATCATCTTTACCATTATGTGTTCCATCAGCTTTGCACCATTTTAAAAATTCATCCTTAATTGTAGGATCGTTAACATTCTTATTTAACTTAACTAGTAATGTACTTGATTTTAGAGCATTTGGTCCTATATTATAAATAAAACTAACAAGTGCATCAAATTGATTTTGATTAATTTTATCTTGACAGAAAACGTCTACATATTTTTCAGAAACAGTAATCTCATGAAGCAATATTTTAACAGCTCTAGCTTCTGTAATTTTTTTGTCTTTTAATGTAACTTTTGTACCATCTTCATAAAAAGTAGAACCGTAACCTATTGTTGGTACGCCGGCCGGGCACAAATATGGTTTTAAAGCGAGTCCTTCGAAAGATTTGATTAAGTCTAATCCTTTCTTTCCTATTTTAGTTATTTTTTTCATGATTTATATATCATGAAAATTGCAGGCTGTACCGGATGGATTCGAACCACCAAGTGGAGATTCAATTGATAACATAACGCTTGCAAGCTGGTGGTCTACCCCATATTATCAATCTATTTCTTTGTCCACGCCCACGAGACAGGTGGGTGCGTATGCCGCGCTAATGCTTTTCGCCACGGTACAGTATATAATTAATCTAAAAGTCTTCTGATCTTTTCACCCAATTCTTGATCATTAGGTGTATCATTGATTAGTCTAGCATCAATTACTACTCTATTTACATTTTCATTTGCACCAAACTTTTTAGGTGCGCTATAATCTTCTGTTAAAGAATTTGATGTGTTATAACATTTTGAACATAACTGTCCAACACCAACTTCATAATACATTCTAGATTCTATATGTGTATCGACGTTAACTCGAGTGTCACAACCACATGAAATACAAGCTTCTGTTGCCATAATATTTGGTTTTTTATATCTTAATTCTTCGCATCTCCAACAAGGTTCTTTATCTAACTCGTCCCATAGATGTCTATCGCATTTCGGCATTAAGGTTATACGTTATTTTTAAGCGTTTCATCCTCTGTTACTGGCTCTAAAACATCTTTTTCAAAATGAGATAGTTCCATTACAAGAGTATCTATTCTCTCTTTCATCTTCTTGAATTCTTTAATAAATCCAATTGATAGTTCAATATTAGCTACTTTTAAATTAACTGCGAAATCACCACCTCTGTAAAATTGATTAGCATAAGATGAATAATTATACTTGATTCCAGGAGCTTCATCTTTGTATGTTTTTGCATGCATTTCAAAACCGTGTGAGTTATTTAAACCCGACATACACGGATATTCTGGCTTGCCTGAGATACCTGCCATGAAATGAATATAGTTTTTTACTTTAGTATCTAACACATGTAACCCTAAGTCACAAGATGAGTGAGGTGTGTCTTTAAAGGCTAGCGACTGCAGTAAATTAGCTCTTTGTAAGATGCTGCCAGAGAATCTACCAGCTATCACAGCAATGTCTCCTGAATTTACAACTATTAAATCTTTGTCTAGCAAAAATGGATTACTAAAGTCTTCTAATACCATTACTTCTGGCATCATTGCGATAACTACAGTTTCTTCATTATCAACTAAAGTTGTGATAAAATTCTCATAGAAAATCCAATTACCTGTTTTATCAACTTCGGTTTCTATAATCTCATGTTCAATGCCATGTTTTTTAGCCCAAACCGCTTGAGAAACAATGCACTCTTTATAAATATGCAAGTCGTGTTCAGATCCTACTGTTATTAATTTGCTTTTCATATGTTAAATTTTATATCCTAATTCTTCTTGTAAATCTTGTTCTTTGTATTTTAAAAAATCTATTAGATTTTGTCTAATTACCCACGCTTTAGGCCCACTGTTTTGTAAAGCACTTAATAAGTTATAGAAAACTTTGATTTTTAATGATTGACCTTCAGGTCTAGAGTACTCTACTTTTTCACCCCATAAGTGAAACCAAGTTAAAGTTTCTCTTTGCGCTAATTCACCGTGTGTGTATTCTTCGCCTGTTTCCCAAGATCTCCATCTTAAAGTATCTCCCATGTAAGTGTATGGAAACAATTGACGCTTTTTATATTTGCCATTATCTACGACTGCTGAAAGTAATCTTTGCTCAACAAATAATGGTTTCCAAAATATTCTAAGACCTTCTGGTGCCCATTTCACAGGTGCTGGTTTCTTAGAATTTTTAGTCATGAAATCCATTGCTAAAGCACAATATTCATCTCTTAGTTTAACGTCATTAATAACGAATAAACCAACATTGATTGGGTGACATGTTTCTAAGGATTCCATCTGTGGAAATTCATAACCATCTCTTTTGCTTAAGAAATCTAAAGGTGGATAGTTTTTATGAAAGCGCCCTTCGTCATGTAGATAGATGATACTCTCATCTTTGATTTCAATTTTTTCTCTGTAAATTAAATCATTGTCAATAAATGCAACTGGAAATTCTTCAATAGAATTTAAAACTTTCATTTTACTAGCTGCACCGAAATGAGGCCAATAAATGTCGTCTTTTTGTTCTAAAACATCAGTGTTGATATTGTCATATAATTGATCCATACCTAAAGCTTCAAAAAACTTTAAGTCCTTTTTAGTAGTGTATAAGTGAATTGGACCATTGTGTTTCTTCCATTCAAGAGCAGAAATTGTTTGAATCATCAAAACGTGTTCTGAGTAACTTGAAGCTGAAACCGATTTAAATACGTGTATGCCTGTTAAATTCATGTATCTTTAAGTTTAGATGTTATATCTATCTTCTTAAAAAAGTTTACAATAAAAAAGCCAATCTTTCGATTGGCTTTAAAATTTAATAATATGCAAATATTATTGTAAAGGTTTCTTGTTGTGTGTAATGATGTTATTAGCAATAAATAAATCGATTGTTTCTACGTCAATTAAGTAAACGTTAACACTCTTACCTTCTGTTAATTTTTCATTAACAACACTTGTAATAGTAATTTCTTTTAATTCACCATCTAATAAAATATCACCTTCTAAAAGTTCAGATGATTGAACGAACATGTATGTTAATTCTCTTTTTACCAAGTGAATGTGTTCTGCAGTAGCTTTAAGTAATCCACCATTAATATTGTAAAGTGCAAATGCTTCTACTTTAGTAGCGTTAACTACAATGGTATCTGACAATGTAATGTTTGGATTTTTAGCAGTCCAAGCGAAGTGTAATGTTTCATCTAAAGGTAAACCTTCAATGCTTACACCTTTTAATGAATCTCCAGCTACTAATTGCTCAATTCTTTTAGTTGAACCGTCAGCCATTGAAATTAAAGTTCCTTCTAACAAACAAGACGATTGCGGTACGTTTGCAAATGTAGTTCCTCTAAATTCACTCATAGAATCCGGCGTAGATGTCATACTCCCAGGATAATATCCGTATGGATTTGATCTAGACATTACTCTAGATCTGTTATACAAAGATACGCCTGATAATGCTACACCTGTTTCTGTTGCTATTTGTCCCATGGAGATAGATCCTCCTGATGATAATGCCATAATTTATTTATTTATTTTTTTATACTTTATATATCTTATAAATTTTGTTCTAAGAAGCTTTTCATAGAAAAAATTCTATTATTAAATTCAGATTCTGTTATACTTGCAAATTCGGTTGGATTTGAGCTAATTTGAGTATTCATTTGAATAATATTAGAGTTTGCAATTTCAGTATACATCACTGCACACATATTAGCTGAGCCTTCGTGTGTTGGATCTGTAACTACTTTAAAAGTATCTGTTTCTGAATCAAATGCATAAAATGCGTTGTCGTAATTTCTTTTGTAAAATTGATATGCCATGGTTTATTATTTATGTTATTGTGTTATAATGTAAGTTATATCTTGTTTTTGCTTGATATTGGTCAAAACTGGTAGAATTTACATAATCCCCAGTTCGATCGGGAGCTACACTAGTAATTTCAAGAGCTGATAAATATGCACCAGGCCCGTAATATGTATATGATACGTTAAATAAAGTAGAAGTGCTTGCGCCTTGTGCTATTGTATAATTTCCTGGTAACATCACGTATTCCCAATATATACCATTAAATGCGTAAGTTGCTACTGCCGCGTATATTATAACATCTGCTGTATATCTATATGGATGCGATGTACTTATAAGAATTCTACATTTAGCCGTACCATTAAGATTGTCTACTTCTACACTTCCAACCACTGGTAAATATCCATTCCACAAACTATTTTTAACAGTGTTTATGTCTTCGTTAGGGTCTGCTGGAGCTCCAGTTTCTGCCCAAATTTGGCCTATTGAAATAGATCCGCCCGATGATGATGGTAATGCCATTGTTCGTTTATTTTTTAATCAGCTTTAATATCTTATATATTTATTTTATTATTTGTTTTCTAATAAACTAAATATAGCTGCTTTAAGTTCGTCTATTTCTTTTTGTTGTTCTTTCATTGCTTCTACTAAAACTGCAACCATGTTTTGATACTTAACCGATTTGTTACCGTCGACGTCAGTTGAAACAAGTTCTGGAATACTAAGTTCTAATTCTTGTGCAATAAAACCAATATTGTCTTTTGTACCTGTGTCAATTCTATCATAAACAACTCCTTTAGAATTTAATATTTTATCTAATGGATTTTTGATTGATCTTATATTTTCTTTTGCTCTTGCATCAGAAAAAGCAATAATATCACCAGATGCGTAAACTTCACCAGCTGCAGTTCTACCGTTAGCTGAAGACCATACGTCATTATATGCTGAGGCTTGTGGAGAAACAGTATCTCCGTATAAACTATAAGCGCTTGATTTTACGGATGGACTAATTGGTGCAGATGCAAACATAAAATAAGTAGCTCCACCTCTAAGCCATACAACTTCTTCTGAAGAATTATGCATTTGTCTAATTCCACCGATAGGTGACATACCTGAAACAAATCTATAATTATATGAATCTATTAATCTTACTGTGTCGTTTGTTCCCCATCCATTTCCATTAGCAAACCATACTAATTTTACAGAAAAACCAGCAGGGTGCGTTGACCATGGAGTAGTACCTGAATTTAAAGCAACTCTAATAGATATTTTTGTCAAAGAGTTAGTTCCTAAACCAATAGTAACTGGATAATATGTGTTTGAATCTAATCCAACTGTACTAACATTATATGAATATTCTATATCTCCGTTGGCACCAGCTGCTCCATTTACACCTGAAGATCCACTTGAACCTGAAGTTCCATTTGCGCCAGAAGATCCGCTAGATCCTGAAGTTCCATTTACGCCAGAAGATCCACTAGATCCTGAAGAACCCGAAGTTCCTGAAACACCTGAAGTTCCACTTGAACCTGAAGAACCTGAAGTTCCGTTAGTTCCATTGACTCCTGAAGTTCCGCTTGAACCTGAAGTTCCATTAGTTCCATTGATACCTGAAGTTCCACTTGAACCTGAAGAACCCGAAGTTCCTGAAACGCCTGAAGTTCCACTTGAACCTGAAGTTCCACTAGTTCCATTGATACCTGAAGTTCCACTTGAACCTGAAGAACCCGAAGTTCCTGAAACGCCTGAAGTTCCATTAGTTCCATTGATACCTGAAGTTCCAGCTGTTCCGCTTGAACCTGAAGTTCCTGAAACACCTGAAGTTCCAGTTGTTCCGCTTGAACCTGAAGTTCCATTAGTTCCATTGATACCTGAAGTTCCATTGATACCTGAAGTTCCTGAAACACCTGAAGTTCCAGCTGTTCCGCTTGAACCTGAAGTTCCATTAGTTCCATTGATACCTGAAGTTCCATTGATACCTGAAGTTCCTGAAACACCTGAAGTTCCATTGATACCTGAAGTTCCATTGATACCTGAAGTTCCTGAAACACCTGAAGTTCCATCGATACCAGAAGTTCCTGCTGTTCCATTTGAACCTATAATACCGTCTTGGCCATTTATACCTGATGTTCCACTAACACCTGAAGTTCCGCTTAAACCAGAAGTTCCTGCAGTTCCACTTGAACCTGATGTATTTGTTGCATTTATAGAATTAACTGATTCTATTGCCGTTATTTTAGTGTTGATTGCACTTAATCTTTCTTCAAGATCTTTGATTTGATTAATATTCGGTTGCATAGTTATTTCACGCTAATATTGTTTATCTATATATTAGATTTTGAAACTTAGAATTTTAGATTGTAATCATTTTATAAAATATAACAATTTTTAAACTATTTTCAAAAACCATAGAACCAGATAAACAACTTGTTGTACTTTTTTAATAAAGCACTAAACAAAACTATGATTTTCAATTATATAGTATATAAATAATTTATAAAAATGAAAATCAATATCAAACACATCGCGCTTTTCGTTGGATTATCTTCCATCGCTTTTTTTGTCCTTTCTTTTGACAAAAAACAAACTCAAGAAATTAAATCTGTTCAAACAGAGCAACCTCAAATCGTTGAAAAAATTGAAGTTAAATCCAATTCTATTCAACGTAAAAAAGCCTCTAAATTAAATTCAGAGGCTTCTATTTCTAATCAAAAAAATTATACAATGTCAATGTTTGTCAACAATAATATTGATTCTATTGCCATTGAAGAAATTCAATTACCCGAAGAAGATTAAATCTTCGGGTTTCTAACATCATCAATCCATTCTGGAGTAATTGATAATAAAGTTTTTACAAAAAGATCAATACAAGCTGCAACATCATCTTTATGAGCCATCTCACAAGTAGTGTGCATGTATTTTAAAGGTGTTGCTAAAATAGCAGTTGGTGTATTTTCTAAGAAGAATGACATCGTATCATTACCATAAGATCCAACTGTGTGTTGAATTTTAATGTCATTGTCCTTAGCTACTTCTTTAAACAAGTTTAAGATTTTTCTGTGGTTTTGAGCCGTGTATTCAACGCAAGGACCATCTCCACCTTTGGTATCACAATCTTTAGCTTTGTTCATTTTAGGATGTGAAGTGTTATGACACACATCATGTACTAAAGCAATATCGGCTTGTAATTTTTTAGCGATCATTCTAGCTCCATACAATCCAACTTCTTCTTGAACCGAGTTAACTACATATAAATCATAAGGTAGTTTAATATCAGCCTCTGTAATAACTCTAAGCGCTTCGGCTATGATATATCCACCGATCTTATTGTCTAATGACCTTCCAACGTAGTAGTCTCCAAGTTCACTAAATTGATCATCGAACGTTGCGATACAACCAACTTCAACTCCAAGCTCTCTAACCTTTTCAGCTGAGTCTACGCCTAAATCTAACCAAAGTTCATGTTGTTCTGGTCCCATTTCTGTGTATTTGTCTCTAACGTGAACCGCTGGAGAACCAAAAAGAGCTTTAACTGTTGTGTTATCGTGTGTATGAATTAAAACAGTTTTAGAAGCTGCAATCATATTATCAGATCCGCCGTGTCTTTTAACTCTAACATAACCATCGCTTTCAATGTGAGTTATCATCCATGCAATTTCATCGCAATGAGCCTCAATAACTACTTTGTAAGGATTGCCTAATCTGCTAGAAAGATCTGGTTGTGAGCCTTGACGAACCGCATAAGCTGTGCCATAAGCATCTAATTTGACATCATTGGTAAATTGTTTAATGTAATCTGTCCAGATCTTTTGGCCTTGGGTTTCTTGACCAACTGGAGCATAAGCATTTAGATACGCGCGTAAGAATTCTTTGTTTTGCATATTGATAAAAAGTTTAGTAGGCAATGTAGGACTCGAACCTACGAAACCTCCTCGGTATCAGCGAGGCGCTCTAACCAACTGAGCTAATTGCCTAAATTTGGAAGGTCACCGATAGCACCTTCCGTGGTAGTTTTAGGAATAATTGACATTCCAAGGTTTCGAATTGTTTAACGTCTTGTTCTAAAAGACTCAACGACTGTTCCATCGTCGCCGCACGAGACTACTGCATCCTTAACGCGAATCGGTTTTAAGCTTGCTGAGATGGTAGGATTCGAACCTACGACCAATTGATTCTATGTGCTACCGCTGCGCCACATCTCAATTTATTAATAAAGAATATCTATTACATCAGATCTTACTTCAAATTGTTTATCAAAAGCTTCCATTTCCCATGGTCTAACATCATACGCTGGTAATTTGCCAACAGGATAAACTTTTTTATCAAAGATCAATTCATCTGTAATAAAATTTACATATAATTTACCAGTGTTATATTGTTGTAAATGTACAAGCTCGTGTGAAATAATTTCTAAAGCATAATTTCTGTCAACATTCTTTATAAAAATAATGTAACCATTTTCAACCTTTCTTATATGCGCTTTTAATTCTAAATCAGATGAACCTTCAACATCTAAAGGTAATATTAAAACTGAAGTTTTATCAATTTCTAAAACATGCAAACCCGCTAAAACTAAAGTATCTAAGTACTTCATATCTGTTTTGTTCTTAACAAAATTAGATTCTGTAAAAGTAACTTTGTTAAAAGGTTTGTCTTCATTTACTTTAGTAATTAGAAAAATAGCTAAAGCAAAGACCAACATCGATATTAGAATTATCAATGTTGTTTTCAGTTTTTTGTTCATTTAGAATACAAGAATTAAAATTAAAGTTGCGGCTCGTACGGGACTCGAACCCGTGACCTTCGCCGTGACAGGGCGACATTGTAACCAACTCTACTAACGAGCCATTTTATATTTTTCTACCTAATCTCCATCCCTCAGGTATTATTTCACCCTTATTGATTTTCTTAGATTCGATTTCATTTGTTATCCAACATTTTCCATATTGAGAATTGTTAGAACCCCTTTGTTTGATTGAATTAGCCATTCCTATTTTTTTCTTAGCTTCTTCTGTGTGAGATTTTCCAGTAAAGTTATCATATTTAATATAACCGTTAGCGTGGGCTTTCTTCATATTTATATAGAGTTGCCTTTTTATTGTTTCAGAATAAATAGTATTGTTCCATTTATTCTTTAACCATATTTTGTTACCTTCTCTAAGACTTAAAAAATGTTTATCACTAGATATTCCACCTCCACCGCCTAATTGTAAATTCATACACAAATCTTCGTTGATTAATTCAATATTAACTATTTCTTTTTCTCTAGCTTTTAAAGAATTCCTATCTGGCAAAAATTCTAATATTTCACAAACGTGATTATCTTTACCATGTTTATTAATTGAATGCCATAATCTTTTACCTGAACCGATATATCCATCCTGTAGTTTATCGGTTGAATGCATTCCAATATAAAACTTATTTGTAATGATACATGTTGTTTTATAAATGTAATGATATTTTCTTCTTGATGCTCTTTCCATGGATATTTAGATATTTTATAATCTATATATCCATGAAATTGGCAAAAAGTTTCATGGTACTGCCACGGAGAATCGAACTCCGATTTTTAGGATGAAAACCTAATGTCCTAACCGTTAGACGATGGCAGCATATAGTTGCGAGTGAGGGATTCGAACCCCCGACCTTCGGGTTATGAGCCCGACGAGATACCACTTCTACCAACTCGCTGTGTGTCTTTTATATATCAACCTAATAAAATGTTTCAATTTAGTTACCCGAGCAGGATTCGAACCTACACGAACAGAATCAAAATCTGTGATGCTACCTTTACATCATCGGGCAATAGTTATCTTTCTAACTTTTTAATACATTCATTAACTTTGTCTCTGAGTCTTCCACCGAATCCCCAATCACCGTCAACTTGAACGTGCCTCCACATTGGCTCTCGTGGTGTCATCCATTTAAAAGCTTCACTCAAATTTAAATCATCAATTGCAATCCAATTTGAAACCTTATTGTCTTTGGCCCATTTTAAAATTTGTGTAGCTCTTTCAAAATCAATTGAAGGCTTGCTCATTTTATGCCAAGCTCCAGTTTGACGAGCATTCATGTGCGTTGTAATATCAATGATATTAGCTGTGATACCATAATGTTGAAATATATGCTTTAGCTGAATAAAACTAAAGTGATGTTTCCAATCTGAGCTAACTACCAATTCTGCATCTGTTGCATCACATATTTTTTGCAAAGCTTCACAGTCTTCTTTAACCCATGGGTATGGAATCTGAAACTCAAAGTGAGATCCTTCTCTCAAAGTAACCTTACCGTCATCCCATGTTGCCCAAGCCAATGGACCATCTACATCTATAAAAATTACTTTCTTTTTCATGGTTTATATATTTTAATTTGGCGGAAGCTACAGGATTCGAACCTGTGGGACTTTAACATCCACATCTTTAGCAAAGATGCACAATAGACCACTCTGACAAACTTCCGTGGGGTAATTAATGGGATTCGAACCCATACTAGCAGAACCACAATCTGACGTGCTAACCATTAACACTATAACTACCATTTATGTGTTCATTATTTTTATGTGTTCATTGCGAGTGAACATTGCATAATAATGAACATAGTACCCAAGGAGAGACTCGAACTCTCAATAGACGGGTTCTAAGGCCGCCGTGTATACCAATTCCACCACCCGGGCATAAAGCCAATCCCGTAGATTGGCCGCTCAGCTTTAGGTACCGAGTTTGCGAGAATAAATCTCTGACCAGGTCATGCGTCCTTTGGGCGCCGACAGTGCTTTCTACAGGATTCGAACCTGTGACCCTCTCGGTGTAAACGAGATGCTCTGAACCAACTGAGCTAAGAAAGCATGGAGCTTCATATTGTTCACAACTGATAAACATATAGGAATATCGATTTACGCTTACGACAGCTTTTAACTGAGAGATCGTAAGATTGTGTATGAAGCATTTGTGGCCAAGGCAGGATTCGAACCTACATCAACAGGATGTGTAACTACCAGTTACATTAAGCTTTGTGGAATCGAACCGCTTGCTCTCTAAGGCCTGTTGTGTTACCAATTACACCACTCGACCATTGTGACCCCGGTGAGACTCGAACTCTCACGTCTTACGACCACGGTTTCTAAGACCGTTATGTCTACCATTCCATCATCTGGGTAACTTTACCAATATGTCAATGAACTATTCTTGTCGGGTAAGCAGGATTCGAACCTGCGTGCTCTAGCGTCCAAGGCCAGCGAGATAAGCCTGACTCCTCTATTACCCGTTATTATAAAATAAAAAAGCCCGATAAAATCGGGCTCTTTTTAAAATCTTGTATGAATATAACTTACTAATTCATATTACAATTAACATTGAGCCCTTGCATGCGATCACATACCATCGGTTTATTACTAAACTGATAATTATTCTCTATAATATGTAGCCCTTGCTGTTTCATTGTTGTTTTAATTTTAATTATACTATATATACTCGTTAATTTCAAAAAGTTTCAATTTTTTTAAACTTTTTTTTAAAAATCTGGATTTGTAATTTTTAAATCGTAATCTGTAAATCCAATAAACTGATTATCATCTGCTTGTATTCTTCTTTCAATTGAGTCTTGATTATCATTTCTTTCACTTAATCTTTGTAATCTTGTCTCTTTGTCAATATCTAAGTAAATTACGAAACATTTAGCTCTTAATTCTGGAGATAATAATGCAAGTCCTTCTACGTTTAAGATCATTGCATCACACTCTTCAAAGACATCTTTTGTCATTCCATAATACCAACCATTAAATTCTTGGTATTCTACAAATTCTCCATTTGCAATTCTTTGTTCAAACTCTTCTCTTGAGATAAACAAATAATCTTTACCATCGACTTCGCCTTCTCGAGGTTGTCTAGATGTATAACTAACACCGTATTTTGCACCTCTTTCAATAAAACGTTTTCTAAGATAATCTTTACCTGCGGCACCTTTGCCTAATAAAACTATTTTCATATATGTTATTTTACTGTTGTATCTAAACTTTGTGAAATGTTTCTTAAAAGATCTAATTCATTTTTAAACATTTCCTTTTCCATTTTAACTCTATCGTTTTCAATTCTACGACGAACTTTATCAATAAGAGGTTTCATTTGTTCACTATGGAATTGACGAACAAGATAAAATTTGTGGTTTGTGATTTTAATAGATTCATCGCTTAAAACGATAAAATACTCATTAGCCCTATTTTCAATGTAATACCTATTATGATGTACTTCAATAGGTGTCATTAAAAATTTAGAATCCTGTTTAGAACACATCTTAGTTACAATCTCGTGTAATAATTTCTGTTCATCATCAAGTGGCTTAACATTTCTGTTTTTGTACTTGACTTTTAATTTCAAATAGCTTCTCTTAATAATATTCATACTTTATGTTTTTAATTATGTAGTAAATATACAACTAATTATTGACATAAAAAAATATTTAAGCAATTATTTTAAAATTATTTTACAGTTTGCGCTATTAATGTCTTATATCTAGTGGTAGACCAACCATGATCGCGGTTTAAGAAGTGAACTGGAATATTAAGTTTATCACCGGTATATGGTTTATTGATATAATCATCGCCTAAAAATCTAACATCTGGACTAACCCATTCTATCAAGCTTAAAAGATCTGCTTCAGTTTCATAAACCAACACTTCTCGAATCTGTCTTAATGAAAGTAAAATACTCATACGCTCATTAACACTCAAAATTGGCTTTAGCTTTTCAGGTCTTTCAATAGAAGGATCTGAGTGTAAAAGTACAATTAGCTTTTCACAATTTTTAGCACATTCGTTAAACATATAAATGTAACCGGGGTGTATCACGTCAAAGTTTCCAGCTATGATACCAATATTATACTTTTTCATTAATTATTTTGTGTTATATGGATTAGACGTTGGCCATGTTTTGTTAATATGATCCATGATACAATCTACCATCTTAGCATTACCTAATTCTCCAGGGTGACCATCACCTTCGTGCCAGTTTGGAACATCTTTGTAATTTAAATCATGTCCAACTGCATAACCTTTATTACCCCAACAAAATAAACTCAAAGCTATATTTTCATGTGGATTCTTTATGTTATCGTATTGATTTTTCTCTGGCAATGGAAATAAAGGAATGTTATAATAATGATCCGGATGAATAACCTCTTCCCACGTTTTATCTAAGAATAAAATTACGAAATGAATACCTATCTTTTCTTCTAGAAATTTAAGAGTATTCCAAACTCTCCAATAATTCCAAAACATTTGATCATGTAACCACGTGTTTGCAAAATCAAACAGTAACATGAATTCTTCGTCTGTTTTATTAATATGTCCAACCTTTCTATTCCAATTAAAACCATCTAAAGTATCTTCCATGGTTCTTTTGTTCATCATTGCAGTTGTCAAATAATATCCATTAGGTACAATACCTAATCTATTATGATCTGTGAATTGAAAAACAACCAAATCATCTTTTTTGAAATCTTTCATTGCGAAAGATAGACGATGAAAAGCTTCATTAAATTCAGAAGCTCCTGTCCCCCATGAATCATAAGGTACCTCGTATTTTCTTGCTAAAAGATCTAGCCAAAACATGTTTTTAGGCACTAATTGTCTTGTACTAAATGAACATCCAAATGAATGAATTTTACCTCTCATTATATTGCTTCTACTATTTTAAATACTCCGTTGATTATTGATCCTATTGTATAAGGGTGCGTAATTCCAGCTGGAGTTATGATAATATCACCTCTATTTAATTGTTGTGCTACGTTTTGTATAGGAAATGATACAGTTGACGTGTGTTCTGGCTTATTACTTAATCCAATAAGTATCATGAACTTGTTAATATGCCCGTTTACTTTAATATAATTAAAATTATTAGCTGAATTAACTCTAGCTAATTGGATGCTTTGACCCCATGAAAATTCTAATTTATTATATTGTCTTAAATTACTTTTGTATTCTTTAGTTTTAGCGCTATAATCAACAGGCGACATAAAATGCCCATTAACATACATGTCTAAATCTGGTCTTGAATGATGTGTAAGTTCTAAAAAGTACTGAAAGAATGGCTCTTGTATTTTAGATTGAACATATTTGTTAAGTTTATCAATACTGTCTTTGGAAATTTCTTTGTAATATTGATCGTCGTTTACTTGAGCTTCTTCAAAATACGCATCTAAATCTTTTAAAAGATTTGCCATTTCAGATTTTCCATCATTCTTAAATAATAAAATGTCAGAGTGTAATAATTCCATAGTTAAAAATTCTTATAATTAAAGGGATCTTGTTTTTTATAACGTTCTAAAGAGGCTTTAAATGCTTTCTTTTTTC